GGATAACCCGCACTGGGAGGCGATAAAGCCATACGTGATCATCAGGAAAATCTCAGCTCCCAAGCGCATCAAGGGCGTAAAGCTCGAATTTAAGCATTACCAGTCCGACGTGTTCAGGCTGCGTATCCTTTATGAGCAGGGCGGCATCTATCTAGACAACGATATGATCTTGATTAAGCCTTTGACATCGTTGATGAAAACGGTGCCGGTTATGGGCGCTGAGCAACCCGGCGAACTGCAATCTATATCAAACGCAGCCATCATCGCCCCTCCAAAGGCAGAGTTCATCAAGATTTGGCTGGATAGGATGGCCGAACGGATCAGCGCAAAGTGGGCGGATCATTCTGTCGTTTTGGCAGCAGATTTGGCTAATGAGCATCCCAGTTTGATTTCAGTAATTGGGCATGAGGCTTTCGTGCCCTTTCACTGGAACAACTTCACAATCTTTGATGAGCCAAGCGCCAATCTCGATCTGTCAAAAACCTATGGGATGCACCTATGGGAAACCTTCTGGGCAGACAATTTAGCGGTCATCAACGATCAATATCTGGCGACATCTGCCAGCCAATTTGCTAAGTTGTTTGGCACGTACTCCCTCCAGCCTGTTATGGCAGCAGAATAGGATGTCATGCTCCATGGACCAATCCACCATCAATCTGGTCTTTGGGGCCATTCTAGCGGTAGCCGGATGGTTGTTCAGGCAGCTTTGGGAGGCAGTTCAAACTCTCAAAGCTGACCTACACAAAATGGAGGTCGATCTCCCAGCTAGTTATGTGAGGAGAGACGACCTTGATAAAAGGATGGATCACATCGAGACGATGTTCCAACGCATATACGACAAATTGGATGGGAAAGCGGATAAGTAATGGACCCTCTTAGCCTCCTCATGATTGCCAAAGGTGCCTATGAGGCCGTGAAGGCCGGAATAGCTGTTGGCAAGGAAATGCAGGGGATGGCTGCCGATCTTGGCTCGTTGTTTGACACCGTTGGGGCTATCACCCGTGCTGCCGCTGAGCCGAATAAGGGGAACCTATTCTCTGGCAAATCAGCAGAGCAACTGGCGATGGAGGCGTATGCAGCCAAAGCCGAAGCAGATCAGCTCTTGGCCGATCTCAAGAATCACTTTGTAGGGGAATATGGATTGGCGGCTTGGGATCAAGTCGTCGCTGCCACAACTCAGATCAAGAAAGATCAAAAGGCCGCTGCGCTTCAGGCAGAAAAAGAGCAGGAGGAGCTAATGGGTAATGTCTTGGTCTGGGGCAGCGTTTTCCTGCTTTTTATCGTTGTTGTCGCCTGCGGAATGCTTTCCATCATCTCCCTCACTCATTAGGAGCTTAGACATGCAAATGAGCCAAGAGGGCATTGATGCTCTCCTCAAGAAGTTCGAAGGCTGCAAGCTGAAGGCATATCGTTGCCCGGCTGGCATTTGCACTATTGGATACGGTCATACCTCTGCGGCAGGGAACCCTACCGTTGTAGATGGATTGACAATTAGGCAGGATCAAGCAGAGGCCATCCTTCGTAGCGATCTAGTCAAGTACGAGACTGCCGTCCACAATATGGTAGAGCAGTCGCTTACCCAGCATCAGTTCGATGTGCTGGTTGACTTCGCTTACAATGCAGGCGTCGGCAATCTCAAGTCGTCCACTCTCCTCAAGAAGGTCAATGCCGGGCAGTTTGACGCTGTGCCAGCCGAACTGATGAAGTGGACAAAAGGTGGCGGGAAAGTCTTGCCCGGCCTTGTTCGCCGCCGTCAGGCAGAAAGCGCATGGTGGCTTGCTCATGAAATGGTCCCAATGACGGCGGCTGCTGCTGCGGAAGTGGCCGAAGCTGATGATCAGGAGCAGCGCCTGACCCCTGATGAGGTTCCGGTTCCCTCAATGGCAACTAGCAGTCAGGGCAATGCCGCTATTGTCACTGCCGGTCTCGGTGGGCTTGGTGTCGCCAAGCAAGTTGCAGCGCAGACTCAAGATGCGTCCGACACTGCCAACCAGATTATGGGCCTACTCGGCAATACCAACTTCCTCATCATGCTGGCAATTGTTGGTCTTGGTGGGGCGATCTGGTGGTTCCGCAAACAACACATGGAGGAGCACGGTGTTTAGCCTTCTATTCACTCCCCTTGGCCGCTATGCCGCTATCGCCGCTGTGGTCTTGTCAGTCTTGTTTGGCGCGTATCTGAAAATCAAATCAGATGCTGTCGCTGAAGTCGAAGTAAGGGCTACCGAAGATGTTCTCAGGAGGACCGAAAATGCGATTAATGCTGGCGATGCTATTGATGTCTCCGCTGATGGGGTGCGCAAGCCCGACGCTTACACTCGCGACAAATGAGACTGTCTGTACGGTCTGGAAGGACGTTTCTTGGTCCGAAAAAGACACGACTGGCACGATCATAGAGGTTAAGCAGAACAATGCCCGCCGTGATGGATGGTGCAACGGTGCCAAATAGGTGATATGGTGCCGGTAAAGCGGAGCTTTTTCCATGACAACCGGCCTAAAGCAGTGTTCGAAATGCAGGGAACTGAAAGCACTTTCAGAATACCGCAAGAACGCTCGGGGTAAAAACGGATTGCGGGCTGATTGCAAAAGTTGTCATTTGAACCCCAAAAAAAGAGAGACGCTTATTGATGGGCAAAAAAGATGTATTACTTGCAAAGAGATTAAAGATTTGAATGCTTTTCAAATTAGGCGCGACTACGGAACTCTTCGCGGGCAGTGCAAAGAATGCAAGAGAGAAAGTTATACAGCTTATTATGCAGCTAACAAAAATCGCTTTGACCAGCATAAACGCGATTGGGTAAAAAATAACCCGGAACGGCAAGCTGCATCTTCTTCTAAATGGGCAAAAAAAAATCGGGCTCAATTGAATAGGAAAGATGCAACGCGCAGGGCATCAGAACTACATGCAACACCAATATGGCTCACCGCAATTCATAAAGCTCAAATACAAGAAATGTATGATATAGCAGTAGCAAGAACTATGCAGACTGGCACCTTTTATGAGGTGGATCATATCCATCCCTTACGCGGGAATGGATTTAGTGGTTTGCATGTGCCTTGGAATTTGCAAGTCATATCTCAATATGAAAATCGGTCTAAAGGTAATAGTCTGCCAATTGGTGAGACGCATCTCTTTTGGAGGAGTTGTTAAATGACGGTTGGCTTGAGTTACGATGGTTCAGTAACCGGAACGAGTAGCTATGTTCTGCAAATCGCAACCATGGCTGTCGTTTCGCCTACTGATAGCAATTATCTGACAATTCTTCCTCAGATGATCACCTATGCGGAGAACCGCATCTATCGTGATTTGGACTTCCTGTTCACGTCTATTTCCAGCACGTCCTACACCCTGACGGCTGGGACAAGAACCATTACGGTTCCTACAAGCGTGTTCGTTGTGCCGGAGCAGATCAACTTGATCACGCCGTCTGGCACGTCTGATCCCAATGCTGGCACAAGGGTGCCGCTCTTGGCGACGACCAGAGAGTACATTGACGCTGTATGCGGATCATCGTCCTCTACCGCTCAGCCGATCTATTTTGCGCCGTTCATGGGTAGCGCGACAAACTGGAACTTCATCGTTGGCCCGTATCCAGACGCGAGCTACACGGTTGAAATCGTTGGCACTTATCGTCCAGACAGTTTGTCTGCTACGAATGAGACAACCTTCATCAGCCTGTATCTTCCTGACTTGCTGATCATGGCGTCTATGATCTACATCAGCGGGTATCAGCGCAACTTTGGACGCGCCAACGACGATCCTCAGATGGCAGTCACCTACGAGAGCCAATATCAATCCCTCTTGAAGGGCGCGATGGGCGAAGAATATCGCAAGAAGATGGAAGGCGCGGCTTGGTCGCCAATGTCTATGTCTCCCGTCTCAACGCCGACAAGGGGCTAAGATATGGCCCACCAAGCCCTCAAGCTCATTCCCGGCGTTGACGTTAACAAGACACCAGCCTTGAACGAAGCCGCTATCTCACAAAGCCAGCTTGTTAGGTTCATCCCTGATCGGACGCTTGGCGGTCTTGTGCAAAAGCTCGGAGGGTGGACGAAGTTCTTCATGGGCCAGATCGGCTCCACTGCAAGAGCTTTGTTGGCATGGGAAGATACAAGCGCCAATTCCTATCTTGGTGTGGGTGCTGATGGCGTTCCTGCTGGTGGCGGCGGCGCGTTGCAGATCATTTTGTCTGGTGGCGCAAGCGACATCACGCCAAAGACACTTACCGTCAATGTGGCGGTCAGTTTTTCCACAACGGCTGGCA